ACCGTTCCTGCAAGGGATGCGGTTTTACCACCAATCGTATCGGTAGCGTAAGTGACTTCATCCGCAAAGAGATCCACAGCCGGGATTACATCTTCTGTCAAATTTTCATAAACCAAGTACCCAGCTGTAGCAATCCCGGCCACTGCAAGCGCGTAAGGTCCTGCGGCTGCTATTACTCCACCCATACTTGATGTAAGCCCTGCAACTCCACCAACTCCTGCTGCTGTGCCTGCTGCTCCACCTAGTCCTGATGTAAGAGCGGTAAGCCCACCAGCTCCTCCTATCTTTGCTACTAGTCCACCGGTAAGCTTTAATAAAGTTCCGGCTCCTGATACAAGTTTCCCGCCTACACTTAATACAGGTCCTAAAGCTGCAGATAACAATCCGAACTTCACAATATTCTTTTGAGTTTCTTCTGGAAGGTCTGTAAATGCTTTTACTAAATCCTTGATTACCACAAGCCCATCTTTTACGATAGGAAGCAGGTCTTCTCCTACTTCTCTTCCTAGATCCGCGATCTCATTTTTCGTGATTTTTATCTGACTTTCTGTTGTGGCATATCTTTGGTTTGCTTCATTGGTCAAAGCCACATTTTCTTCCCATGCTTTTGTTCCAATGTTTATTGCGTCAGAAAAAACTCCGGAAGCATTTGCTGCTCTCAACAAAGAATCTCTCATTCTAACTTCTGTGATTCCCATATCATCCAGAACTTTAATTGCAGATATTCCTCTTTCTTCTGATGTCGCAAGCCCTTCTATAAATGCAAGCAGGGCTCCTGTTGCATCTTCCTTATACGCCTTAGCAAAATCCTTTGAAGACATTCCAGCTACCTTGGCGAAATCTTTGAGTGACTCTCCACCGGTCTCTGCAGCTAATTGCATATTGATCATAACCTTGGAAAACGCGGAACCTCCTGCTTCAGCTTCTATTCCGACGGAACTTAACGCGCCAGATAATGCCAGAATCTGCGCTTCGCTCATTCCCACCTGGGCCCCAGCTCCAGCCAGTCTCATAGCCATGGAAACAATGTCAGCTTCTGTTGTGGCTAAATTATTGCCTAAATCTACGATTGTAGATCCTAACCGGTCAAAATCCTTTTGACTCATCTGTGTGATGTTGGCAAACTTTGCAAGCTGTGACGCCCCTTCATCTCCTACGATGTTCGTTGCATTCCCCAGGTCTATAATTACCTTGGTGAAGTCCATTATGCTGTCTGTTTCTATTCCAAGCTGTCCTGCCGCCTCTGCAACCTTTGAAATCTCTTCTGTAGTCGAGGGGATTTCTTTTGACATCTTTATGATTCCTGTTCTCAGGTTTTCGATTTGTTCTGCTGTCCCATCTACGGTTTTCTGCACTCCAGCAAATGCTGATTCAAACTTAATAGCCTCATTTACTGCAGCTGTACCCATGGCCACCAGTGGCAACGTAACATAAGTGCTCAGCGATCTTCCTGCGGTCTGCATCTTGCTTCCTACATTCTGGAGCTTTTCTCCGGCCTGTTGCATTGCCTCTCCGCTTTTCTTCCACTTATTTTGAGAATCTGCCAGCTCCTGGTTCACTTTTTCGAGTTCAGCTTGTACAGAAACGAGCTCTCCTTCTACTTTATTAACTTGAGTTTGGTAATTGTTAATGGAATCAACATTCTTTTTAACAACTCTTTCTTGCTCCACAATATCCTTGTTGAGCTTATCCATCTCTTCATTGAGCCTTTTTACCTGAACAGAATCTTTGCCATGCGCTTCAGTTCCCATCTCAATACTCTTTGTGAGATTGTCTTTTTTCATGCGCATCATATCAAGTTTCTTCTGGTTTTCTTCAGCTCTTACTGTTGTTTTCGCTATGGAATCTTGATACAGCTTTGTTTTGCTATTAAGGGTCTCGATTTGTTTAGCAAGGGCAGCCTTTTTAAAATTGAGATCTCCTGTGCTTTTTCCTAAAGCATCCATCCTTTGCCCAGCAAGCTTAATCTCACTTTGCGTTAGTTTATACTGATCGTTTATCTGTTTCAGTTTTCGATTATGGTCAGAGTCATCAATCGTAAAAATCGTACTGACCCGCCTTACTTCTTCCATCGATTTACACCCCCTTTAAAAAATTTCAGTGAATGAATCCACTTCTACGATCTCGTCTTTTTCTTCCTGTGATGATTCGGAAAGGATTGCATTGGCAACTTCGTAGAGTATTCCAAGCCTATGCTTTCTATTCAAATTAATCAGAATGCTTATCTGCCTTAGAGACTTTCTTAAAAACTCTTGGTAATCCATTCCAATCTCGTGAACTGCCATATAGTAGTAATAGTCAAGGTGAAAATCCTTTAATTCTGAACTGCTTATTTCACCTTGACTTGTTCCTTTTTTTCTTCACTTGTCACCTCGAATTCACTCTCTTGTATGAGTTCTGACCCTATGAGATTATTAACAATACTTGCCAGGGTATCTATTGTTGAGAAATTGACCAGAAGTTTATCTTTAATCTCTTGTTCTGATATTTCTTCTTTTGCCATACAGCACATCAACTTAGGGAGATTCTCAAGATTGCTATTTGCGGTGAAGTCATATATCAGTAGAAAAGCATTCCCATAAATCTTGTGCATTTTAATTAACGCTTCGAAATCAAGTCTTAGCACCAAAGGTTCAGTTCTTCCTTGGATCTTTACTTTGTACTCTTTTATTTCATTTACCAGCATTTCTATTTCTCCTTTCTGAATCTATATAAAATAAAAAGGGGATGTCTCGCATCCCCTTATATACGCTATGGTGTTACGACCTTTTCTTCAGCGACTTCAATGGTCTTTCCAGCTCCCCATTTAAGTGCATGGGTAGTAGGATTAAAGTCAGTAGCATCAGATCTCTCAATGTGGCGTCTTTCTCCAGTAGTTAACTGGATGAATCTTCCTGTCACTGACTTTGTCTGATACTCCACACTTCCTTCTCTGGTTTTGCCCTTGTCTTCCGGTTTCATGAGTTTTCCTTTGTATAAGGTTACGTACTCCATTACTCCATCTTTTAGCTTCTTCTCATACATAAGAGCAACGTATGGAGCGGAATCGTTCTGATTGTCAATGATTCCTCCAGATGCTGAGATCTTATGGCCGAAAAGTTCAGCCTGATTTACAACCGGGATGTCAGTAATATCGAAAGAAATGTTGATTGGCCCATTTTCAATGTCCGTATCAAACATTTCTCCTTCTGCGTAAATGTCTCCCTGGTTTTCTGTTGGAGTAACTGTGATTTCTCTTAACCCTGGCAGGTACACTGTAGGCTTCCAGGTTGCGCCTTCTGCTTCATCTGTTAGCAGGACCGCATAATAAGCTTTACCAATGTTTTTGATAATCTGCTTTTTCATCTTAAATCTCCTTTATAAAACGTAGTACGCAATGATATAGTTTCGTCTCATCTTCATAGAGAGATTGAAACCCTCCCACATTAGGGAATACATATCCTTTTTCTTTTAACACTGTCTTTACTGCGTCACGTAAAGCCACGTATGATCCGTAAGTGAAGATGTCAACTTGTATATTCACACTTGTTTCTTCTTCTTCACCTTCGCTGTATATTTCTCCAGCTATAGACAAGATTTCGTATTCGATGTAAGGGGCTTTAGTAAGTTCAGGGGCATGTAGAAGATAAATATTAGGTTTACCATCTGCAGCTTTAGAGACTAAACTAGTAATTCTTGAATCATTCAGATCAAGTTTTAGTTGATTCTCTATCATTTCATCACCCCGTCTACCATAATTTTTACAATTCTATCCGTTTCTCTATCTATCGTATTGCTGAAAAATCCAATGTGCGCCTTATTGGTCGAAGAACCGAATTCATTGTAGATATCATGTCGAACGCCAGAATACAACCTTATCGCAAGGTTCCCATCTATTCTTTGGTATCTTAGCTTCCACGATCTTCTTAACATTCCAGTTCGTTTATAGGTTGCTTCTGTAACTTTTACCCTTGCGTAATCAGCCGCTTTGTAGAGCACGTCTTTCTTTTTCCTGTCAGATATTTGCATATCATCCAGACCTTTTTCTAACTCTAAAAACCCTTCTACAACAATTGCCATTAGATAACCACCCGCCTAGCTTCGATCTTCAGCTCTTTATTAAGATATTTAACGTTATCAGGAGGCCCTACCATCTCGTAAAATTCTCCGTTGAACTTTATATACATATCTGGACTCAGACCGCTGACATAGTGGGTTGTGAACTTAATAATTTCTGAATTGTATTGCTGTTTCGCAAGGTACTTCTCTTGTCCGAAAACTTCATTTGCATTGCCATAGGCTTTTTTTAAGGGTATGAAAGTCTTCACAGGCTGACCGTTATCATCAACTACTGGAAAATTACTTTCATCATATTCTGTTTCTAGTATTCCGAACTCAAGTAGGTGTCTATATCTCATCAGATCACCTCCGGCTTTCCCATCTGTATTTGCAGAATAAGCCCTTGTAGCGTCTGCCTTTGCTGCATTGTGATTCTTGGTGTATCGTGAATAAAGCTTCTATTGTCCCACCAGTCTTTGATTAAAGTCATCATGATAAATCTCGATGCATCAGCAAGCTCCGGTGTATCCCTATACCATTCTCCACATGCGTTCTTAACGTAACCTTCAGCTGTTTTTATGAGCATTTCCAACGATTTGTTTATGTTGTGATCTTCTATGCCCTCATTGTCATACTCTGTGATCCAGGTCCTAACCTCTGTCACTGTCAATAATGGGTCCATGTAACCACCTCCCCCTAAAAAGGAAAAGGGAGTGATTAACTCCCTTAAATTGTCAGCTCTCCAACGAAGTAAACCTTGTCGGATTTATAGACTTGAATGCAATCAACATGCTCGATCACTCTAGCAAGTGTAACGTTTTTCTTGAATCCTGCATGCTCAGACAGCGCGAACTGGTATACTCCATCATCTACGAAAGAAGCAGCCATTTTCAGGTTTCCTACATACAGCGGAACCTTAGCTGTTGGAGTTGTTCCAGTTGTTGGAAGTAGAGCGTTGGAAAATACCTCGATAGGAACTCCCTTGTAAGTCTTTTTGGTTGGATCCGATGGCCAAGGCTGGAGCATAGGTCTTCCATTCAAATCCACAAGAGAATCCAGGAAGTCAAAACCGTCCTGATTGGTCACGATTACTGCGCCGAACTTAACAGACTCATCAATTGTAGTGTTATAAGCTTTTCTAAGGGCCGCTTCATTAGCAATCGCTTTCTTAGTCTTGTTTAGGTTAAGTGCAATAAATGCCATCTTATTTTCGGTAATTACGGCTTTCTTTGCGAAAACACCTGAAACGTATTCAATAAGATCGTTGTCTGTTTTCTGCAGTAATGTATTCCCAAGAACGATAAGCGCACCCTTCTGCTTAAGAGCAAAAGCAATATTTCTGAAAGAAATATCATTAGCATCAGCGATGTCATCTCCGTTATCAGCGAAGTCTACAAGCTCAGAAACAGTTTCAAAGTTCTCAATAGGGAAAGATCCGGACATTTCTCTTGTTGAGATGTATCCCAGAATAGGTCTCATGGATTTGTAGTCTCTCATGATCTCATGAATTCTTGTCTTAACATCCTCTGGGAGCAGATATCCTTCTCCGTTGGCACCTGGAGTTACAAGAGCATTTTCAACTTCATTGAGTTTTCTGCCCATCAACGCTTTAATCGTTGCTCTCAGGGATCCTGCAGTCGCTTTCGTTCTGTTTTCAGGAGACTTCGCTTTGTCTTCAATGACTTCATCATCGAAGTCTTCTACGTTTCCTGATTCTGCAGCTTCCTCAAGGTCAATAATTGCCTGAATTTTAGCGTTGATTACATTAATTTCAGCTGTTTTAGCATTGGCTTCTTCGACGTTACCTGCTTCAAGTAGTGCTTTAGCCTCGTTCACAAGAGCATTTTTCTTTTTAATAAGATCTCTTAGTTTTTTCATTTCGATACCTCCAAAATAATTAATTGTATAAAAAAAGACCTATTGAAGAGCTAAATAGCTTTCAAGGTCTTTAATTAACTGATTGTTGCTGTTTTCTGGTTCTTTTTGTGGTTCAGGTTCTTCTAGGTTTCTTATAGTATCAGGAGTGTTTCTATACTTCGCTACAATCTCCATATCAGCGCAAGCAGCAAGTTCTTTGCTTCCTGTTGCTTCTATATCGAAAATATCTAAAGCTTCCGTTCCTGTTAGCCAGGTTTCATCAGCTACAAGCTGCTTCATTTCATCTTCTGAAATTTTAGCTTTTTTCATGTAGATTCCTAGAATTCCATCATCTACTTTATCAAGCATCTCAGCTTGTTTTCTAAGTTCATCCGCGTTACCCCAGGAAACTCCCCAGGCTTTATGTATCATCAGATAAGCATTCTCAGGGATAATAACCTTGTCGCAGGATAACGCAATAAATGATGCAGCAGATGCTGCTAGGCCGTCTATATAGGCTGTCTTGATTCCATCATGCCTTTGCAGCATGCTCACGATTGCTTGAGCTTCCCAAACAGACCCACCAGGGCTATTAATATAGATATCTAAGTCTTTTCCTTTGTGCTTTGCAAGCTCATCCTTAAAGTCATTTGCAGTCACATCCGACTCATACCATTTATCTGATGTAATTTCACCGTAGATATAAAGTTCAGTTTTTTCTTTAAAAGCTTTAAAAGCGTAATATTTGTTCTTATTCTTCACTATTCTCACCTCCCTTGCCCGCTGCTGTCTGTACAGGAATCATGTTCCCATTGACCAAGAGAACATCTGACCCCTTGATGAATGGAAGATCTTCTTTTGCTCTAGCATCAGCCGGAGTGAGAACTCCATTCTGAATTCCGCTTGCATATGCAGCCATCCTATCTTTAAGCGTTGCTCTTAGGATGACGTCAACATTAAATTTAGCTCTATACCCTTGTTTCATAAGCTCATCTTCATCAAAAAGCTTATAGCAATATTCCTGTTCGTAACCGGTTAGTACAGGCAGAAGGGTGTCGATATAGAATTGCTGATTCAAAGCATCTATCGCGGAATAACTGGATTTTTCTAAATCATTGATCTGATGCGGTTTTACCCCGAACGCTGCGGCGATTTCTCTCGCGGTTAGTTTTTTAAGATCTAAGAATTGAGAGTCAACTAGTTTGTTATCTATGGATTGCATCTGAAATCCCAATGGAATCGGAATAACTTTACCTGCGTTCTTCGTACCACCATTAAGTCTTGTGAACT